CGGAACGTCAATAAGCTGGGCAACCCCATGTTAAAGCATAGGTCTACAATAGCGTATTGCCTTGGCTCGTCGAGGTCTCTAAACCATGAAAAGCAGTCCAGTTCTTGGTAGCACAGCTGTATGTCGTTGCGAAGCATGTACTCAGCTTCATCATTTGTAATGCCACGGTCTTCTAGGTTTCTGCCATAACCAATAGTTAGCTTACCCGCAGGGCAGTGATAGGGTTTTAGGCGCAGCCCCTCGTGGTGCTTTATCATGTCGATAAGGTAGTTCATTTGATTTTGTTCCTTAACACACCCTCAAACGCACCGCCGCCGAAGTAGAAGAAAACAATCGTCAGCATAATCTCACCGATGTAGAAATCTCCAAGAACCGCTTTTACTGCGTCTATATCACCCTCACCAAGCAGAGTCATTGTTAGAACTAAAACAAAACTTGTTAGAAAAGTAACAGCAAACATAACCGCCAAGTAACGTTGAGCTATCTTAAATGGGGCGTAGGCTTGTAGCAGATCGGTCTTAGCTTTTGATTTAGCTTGAATTTCTTCCTCAGTGGAAGTGTGCATGTCATCAATTAGCTGTAAGCCTTTCTCAATGACATCGCCTGAGCCAAAGATCTTACCAAGAGCTTGCCACATATCAACCCCTTAAAACCGCGCTGGCTATCACGAAGACAGCATAACAGCCTATTAGTCCGAGACAGCTAGCAACAACAATACTTACATACTGCAAGCGTTTATTAATCTTTTCAATCCTCTCGTTACGCTCTAAAAGCCTAGCCTTGCGAGCTTCTGCTTGAAACTTAACAAAATCATCCCACAGACCTGCTCGACCGTAGTATTGCATCAATTCTCTAAGTCCGTCTTCAGCTTGCTTGATCTGCTCAAGTGCCGCAAACTCTTCAGCGTCACTCGTAAAACTGTTCTTTTTTGCTTGACGTAACTTGAGGTCTTCTTTCGCTGTAGTCATCTGACCAATGTAACTAAAACAGTCGGTCAAATCCCTGCCGTTCGCTACAAACTCTTTAACTACCGAGTAAGCGGCATTGAAGGCAGCGAGTTCCGCAATCACTTTTCTGCCTTACTCTCTTGTATGAGTTTAAGTATTTGTCGGATGTCTTGGCGCTGTTCTTCGACCATCTTAAGGATATGTTTTTGGTCTGCGTTGAGAACGGCTGTGTCTTTTTGGATATCGGATATGGAGGCTTGCATTTGTTCTTGTTTGGCTTGCAGTTGGGCGATCTGTGCGTCTGCTTGTTCTTGCCCGTCTGCTAGAGTTGTGTAGGCTACGCCGACTGAAAAAATTAGAACCGCGCTTGTGCTTATTACCTCTGCGGAAATTATCTTGTTCCAGTCGAAAGCCATCTCATTACTTCTCCGAAAGAGGTTGTGTGGTAATGAATCTAAGTATAACTATACCACTAGCTATCGCACAACCAATAATGGCTTGGACCCACGGACTAGGTATGAATCCAACAAAGCCTTGTAGTACAGAAAGCACTGCTATAGCGATACCGAACTGCACTGTACGTGATTTAAGAGCTTGTTTAATTTGATTCATTAGTTAGCCTCCAAAGCAGCTACACGAGCTGATAGTTCTTGCACAGCAGCAACAAGTAATGGTACTAATTTGGATTGGTCAATACCTTGGTATACTGGGTTGCCTTCATTGTCAACAGCATCCTTCTCTCCTGTGATCGCTTCAGGCACTACTGGTGTTACTTCGTGCGCTAGGAAACCATCAACAGTCTTGGTAGGGTCTGATGTAAAGTTAAACCGTACAGGATTTAAGTTATCTATACGGGCTACAGCGTTATTAAGAGAAACTACATTTTCTTTTAAACGATAGTCTGATGAGGTGTTGTATGCTGTAGATGTTGTTGTGGTAACAATAGTGCCAACCGTTGTAAAGTTTACTGTAAACGTAGCAACAGTTCCTGCTACAGTCGATCCCCATTGAAAACTATCAGTGTTATAACTTAATCGAATTTTTGATCCTACAGTTAAACCTAAAGCTGTAATTTGAGCAATTTCAGAACCATTAGAAGAGAAAGCAATCGTTCCACTCGCTGCCCTGTACCATCCGGTGTCCGCATCATTTGTAAATGTTATTGACGGGGACGCAGCAGACCCGTCTCCAAACTGCCCGTTAAACCCGATTTCAACAACATCAGTTCCGTCTGTAGAGCTATAAAGTTTGTTGTTGGTTAAGTCTAGGACTGGCTCTGCCGCTGCAACAGTGCCGCCAGTTGGAGCACCGGATGATGTGTTTAGAGTAATCTCAGTGCCGGAACCGGCTATAGATCCGCTGTTTATATCAATCCCAGTAACCGGGGTTGTACCGTCTAACTTATCGTTTACAGAATCTAATTGGGTCTGTATCCCACTGGATACACCAGTAACATAGTTAAGCTCGGTGGTGGTGAGTGTAGCCCCGTCTAAAATGTTAAGTTCTGCTGCGCTTGCGGTTACACCGAAATCTGACAAAGCTGAAGGTAGGGCGTCTATCTGAGTCTGTATCCCACTTGTTACGCCATCAACATAGTTCAGCTCAGTAGTGGTAAGTGTTGCACCGTCTAAGATATTTAGTTCCGCCGCGCTTGCGGTTACACCAAAATCTGACAAAGCTGAAGGTAGGGCGTCTATTTGAGTCTGTATGTTACTTGTTACACCATCAGTGTAGTTAAGTTCGGTGGTAGTTGCTGTTATACCATCTAGGACGTTTAATTCAGTCGTAGTTGCTGTTACACCCAGTCCAGTTAGGGACGCACTTGCTTGCACGACGTTTGTGCCATCACAGAACACTATACGCACGGTGCTGTCAGGTACATCTACTCCGGTACCACCAGACGTTTTGACTGTGATAACCTGCCCAGTGTCGTTTTTAACTACATATATTTTAGCCGCTGTGGGGCAAATAACTTCTCCAGCGCCAGTCAGTGCCGCTCCAGTATCGGTGAGGACAAGCATCGCCGCACGGGATTCGGACGTAGTGCCGTTGGCAGTTGTAAGTGTGTGCAGGTTAGTAGACCAAGTATTGATTGTAGCTAGACCCGCAATAGCCTCTTCTACCATAGAAGTTATGTTGTCATTAACTACGGTACCCCAAGTACCGTCAAGTTCGCCTTGGGTAGGTAGAGCTAGCTTTAACGTCGATGTATATTGAGTTGCCATTTTACGAACCTCATGCTGCTATGTCTATCCAATTTGGGTTTTGTGTATCGTTTACATCCACCCAATTAGGAGTTTGTGTGTCAAGTATATCTGTCCAATTAGGATTTTGGAAATCATCTATGTCGGACCATACTAAAACATTCCCTATTATGCCGTTAGCTTGCACTCCGGTTACAGGTGCGTCTATATTTACGGCTACACTTACGTCGCCTAACAGCCCAGAAGCACTGACTCCTGTAGCGAAGACTTTAGTGACGAGTGCAATAAACACTGTACCTAACTCTGTGGTAGCTTCTACGCCAGTAACCTGAGCGTCCGCGCCTATTGAGACTTGAACTGAGCCAACAGCACCTGTGGCTTCTACTCCGACAACCTGTGCCTCTATCCTTACCGAAACCCCAACCGAGCCAACAGCACCTGTGCCTTCTACACCAGTAAGTTGGATATTAGCATCTGCCGAAACTTCGACTGAACCAACGGCACCTGTGGCTTCTACGCCAGTAAGCTGAACGTTAGCATCTGCCGAAACTTCGACTGAGCCAACAGCACCTGTGGCTTCTACACCAATAAGCTGAACATTAGCATCTGCTGAAACTACAACCGTGCCGAGCTGTCCTGTGGCGCTTACTCCAGATACAACTACATCTACCCCGAAGTTAGCTTCGGAAGCAAAAGCAGCTGAACTAAACGCGCCAGATGAAAACATTTTACACGCCTAAAGTTGGTCTAGTGTTTGGGAAGTCTGGTGTAGACGGCCAGTCTCTTAATCTTTGACGATAATCTGCCATAGCAGCTCTATTGGCTTCTGGATAATCAGAGACCGCCATATACTTATCGGTATCATCAAGCTCTTTATTGCGCCACATTATCTCAATTTGCTCATTTAACAATGTGGGAGAAACAACAACTTCTTCGTAGAATTCAAAGTTTTCCTCTACAAATTCAGAACTGGCAACTATGGTATTTAAAATATTTCCATCTGTATCTTTAATATTGTACTTTGCCATGCCAAATCCTCAGTATTCTACCCAGCCAGTCATAATGTATTTATCTCCACTTAACGGAGGGTTTCCTCTATGAGTATGCGTGAACCCAGCTGGCCACAACAAAACATCCCCAGCTTTCGGTTTTACTCTTAATCCGTAATAAAGGAATTCTGTTTCACCGCCATCTTCAACATCATTCAAAAAAAGAATGTAAGTCAACAGCCTGTTGCAACTACTCCTTCCCATATTTTCTGTATGCCAAATATGATAACCCTGACCGGGACTGGTCTTTTGAACCTTGTGCGTCCAAATGCTATGTTTGTCGTGGTCGTTTAATATCTGAAACTTCTCAACATATTCGCCATACACAACAGGCCAAAAAACCTGATTAAAATCTGAAAGTATATCTAAAGACCTTGCGTCAGTTTCTTGAAATGGAAAATATGCAAAGTCATCTTTTCTTAATTTGTAGCCCTCATCGTTTTGCTGCCTAGAGATAGTGTTGCCAATTTTATGTGATCTTTCAAATTGCTCAATAACTTTTTCACAGTATTGCTTTCCAAAAACACCTTGCCTGTGTAAAATAAAATTTTCTGTTTGCATGATTACTCTTTAAACATATTGAATTATTACCATGCCATCACCGCCAGCGCCACTAGCTAATGGAGTTACGTTACCAACCCTTGCCCCTCCCCCGCCGCCGCCGCCTCCAAGACCGCCATCACTTCCAGAATTATTAACGTCAAGTCCGTTTCCTGTGCATCCACCGCCTCCGCCAAACATTCCAGCATTTGGATGGCCTTCGGTGTTTACTTGAGTAGCGGCGCACCCGCCTCCCGGCCCCCCATTAACATAAGCTGCATTTGTTGCGTCATACCCGCCTGAAGCGCCCTCACCTTTAACTGCTACTTCCGGTAATGTTGGGTTTCCATTTGAAGTGTCCATTCCATTAGAGGCAACAAGCTGAATAACAGTAGGAACACCTCCGCCAATAGCCCAAGTATCGTTTGAGTTACTATAGGGAGCTGCATCTATTAATCCGGAAGCGGCTCTTCCCCCGACACTTAAACCATTTGAGTTATTTTTAGATAAATTAACTGGACTTCCATACAGACTTCCGCCAGCTGTTATTGAATATTGTGCATTAACCGCATTTATACTACCGCCGCTTATCCCGTCTGAATTTATCCCAGTAGCGCCACCCCCGGTGCAGTATCTACCTGTATTGGAATTGTTTCCAGCACCTGTGCTGGCAGCTAAAGTTCCACCGCTACCGCCCGTATGGTTATAATCTCCACCAGATCCTGTTCCAGCTCCAGAAACATTACTAAACACGCCACCGTTACTAAAGTTTTGGCCTATCCCTCCAGAGCCACCGTTCGCCGTCAAACTGATAGCTAGGTTGTTAGAGTTGATTGTAGATTGGCCCCCAGAACTTCCATTGCTTGGCTGGCTTGTGGTAGAAGCTCCGCCCGCCCCTATAACGCAGACTATGCTATCGCTGGCAGTAACATCTAAAACCTTAACAGAGGTTCCTCCAGCAGCGCCTCCAGTACCAACGGAGCCATTTCCATTGCCTGAAAGGCCGCCGCTGCCACCGCCACCAATGCAGTAGATCTTTACCTTTCCATCATAAGGAAACGTAAAAGTGCTAGACTGTAAAACGGTAAAAACCTCTCCAGTAGCACCACCACCACCACCAGAACTAATTAAACCTGTTAATGTACTCACAATAATCTCCAGCCATTACTTGCATCTGTGTAGATAAAGGTCAAACCCATGTTTGCCACATCAATAGTAAAGTCTTCCGCCAGACCCATGATGTTTAAACTGTTCCTTCCAACCACTGTATCAGTAAAATTGCCAACACTTATTGCAACGCGCTCTCCTGCACTAGGACTTGCAGGAAGAGTAATCGTTTGTGTTGCTGCGGTAACGTGAACATGCTCTCCGGCAGATGCTGTGACCCCAGTAGCTGTTACTGTTGACGTAAACCCAGCAAAGTACCCTGCATCATTTGTCAGATCAGAAACATTCCCACCAACACTAACAGACTTTTCGGCTGGATAAGTTATAAATACAACTTTTGTCCCTGCGCTTAGGTTGACTACTGATCCGGCATTGGTGCTATCTAAAATTGTGTCTCTTGACAGAGTGTCCGTGCCGGATGTGTATGTTCCTATGCCTATCTCAAAGTCAGTATTGCCGTCGTCAACAATGGCGTAGTAGGTTGTGTCACCGTCAGATAAAGCGGAACTAAATGAAGCAAAGTTTGGCTCTGCTCCACCTAAAGTTAGATCACCAGTACCAGTTGTAGTAGTGGTTTCTTTTACACGGTCCGCAAGAACGAGAGCCATTACGCAACCCTAACAATAGCATTACTCGCGTCAGCTGTCGGGAATATAACCGTAAAATCACCAGCCGAAGAAGACTTGTCTGCTCCAAAGTCTAGTACAGCGACCGCTGGGTTTGTACCGCCATCAGCTTTGTATATGAGGGCTCCTCGTGCGGTTATAGTAGCTGTAGCCCACGTTACGTCTGAGAAATCTAAATACGCAGTGGTACCTGACGAGGTTGGATTAGCTGATATAGTCAGCGTCTCTCCGCCAGCGGTATAACCGGTCCCAGATACTTCATTAGTCGCTGAGTACGCTGTAGTAGTCGCACCAAGAGTAGCGCTTGACGTATACAAAGCGATCTTAAATGTTTGCGCCGTGTCGCTACTAAAATCCATCTCTCCGTTCAGAAGAGCGACTTTGAACGATGTGCACATTGCTTGTGTTATTGCCATAAATATCTCCTTAACTTACAGGTGATCTAAACTGCCCAGACCTATATGCGTCTTCTCGTAGTTTACCATCACCCAAATTCTTGAGTAGTGTGATTGATTGTAGGTACATCTTTTCGTAATTCGATATGATGTCGGGCTCGCCTTTCATAAACCGAATAGCTTCCATAAGTGCGCCGTTCAACAACGCAGTGTCGAATTCATCGCCTAGCCACGTAGTACCCGCTGTCACAATGGATTCTGGATAGTACCCGTAATGCAACTCTACTGCATACGCGCTATCTGGAGTTGGTCCTAGAATAAACGTGTCATCATCAAAGTATGCGTAATGCTTAGGTAGTCCTGTACTAGATGGTGTTGGGTACGCCTCTCTAATAAAGTTTACGTCCTTATTTATTAGGAAGTGATATGCACCATCGCCGTCAACCACAGCTATGCTGTAGCTATACAAAAAATCAGATGGACTAGATAAGTACTTATTGCCGCTAGATAACGTACCTGTGACGTTCCTTCGTAAGGCAGGGATCTGAACAGTGTTGTATATCTTCTGCTCTGCCTGTTGAGTGAACATAGCAAGCTGGTCATCTGTGAACGAATTCTCACAAATGTCTTCGATATTAGCTTTCAGATCCGTATAGTTCATGGTTTACGCCATTGGGCCTCTAGCCATAGTACCTTTAGTAGCCGCGCCACATCCTCGGATTTTAACGCCACCACCTTTAGTCATCTTCTTAGTGCCACAGCTGCTTTTCTTAGCCATACCACCTGCCTTCATCTTCTTGTGTGCGGAATCTTTCATAAGCTTGCCATCGGGCATATAGTGCATGCCTTTAGGAGCTTTTTTCTTAGTCATACCGCCCTTCTTCATTCCTTTACTTCCACAACCAGCCATACCTATCTCCTTATGTAACTACTGATACTGTACCTACAAACCCAGTACCAACTACTTGAAATGCTGGAATAATTTGTGCTCTACTTTGAGCGTATTCCGCGTTGTCGGGTCTAGGATCTCGCAAAGCTTGCGGGTCGTCAACTGGGTATTCCCCTAAGTGAAGCTGAGGGTGATCTGGGTTCCAGCATTCCTGACACGCCTTTACGTTTGTGTCCCGCCCCTTAACAATTAAATTCCGTAGTTCCTTTAGTTTATACTGAAAACCACATACGTCACAAAGTGCGATTGCGCGTTTGTTAGAAGCAAATCGCTGCCCCATGTTAGTACCTCGATATTCTAGGTACGAATCTTGCTGGGGTCTTTTCTCTGTCCTCTTCAGCCGCTAGCTGGAACTGTTCTTCATAAATCTGTTTAAGCATTGGTACGCGAGCTTCTAACTCCGGCACTTTCATAGCAATGTAATACGCCAGCCCCGCAACTAAACAGGGGAAGAATCGGAAGTTCATGTCCGCTGTTTGTACGCCACTGCCCGCATCTTGTACGCGTCTCATACGCCAGTAATGGAAGGTGTAGTTATCGCTATCTGGTACGGGCCATACGTTGATCTTAGGGTTGTCCCTAAGTCGTTCTATCCAAAACTGTATGGGACGTCCTGTATTGTTTTTTGCGGGGATAGAAGCATACGTACTTACGCTGATGCGCGATACCGTCAAGTCTTGCTGGTTTGTACCTGTACCTGTACGTATTACTTGGTCCAGCAGGTCAATGGTATCGGCGGGTAGATCGTATTCTGCGGTGCCGTTAACGAGACTTACAGATCCTTCGTCAATCGTCCAAAGGTTGATACCACGGTTCTGCCACTCAATGGTCATCAGGTTCATAGAACGACGGGCGGTTCTTAGGTCATACCCAGAACGCATCTCACGACCTGCACGCTCCCACGCTTCCTCGGCGATCTCCGTGAAGTCCATGTTGAACGCTGTCGTGCCTGATGTCGTCATTTCTTTTTCCTCTTAGCAGGGCTAACACGTCGTGGCTTACCTGCTGGCTGCCCTAGACGTTTCTTCTCCGCTATCTTTTTACGCTTCTCTGAAGCGCTCATTTCGCCTGATGTCTTAGGCGTTTTGCTAGATACCTTTTTAGTGGGGCGGCAGTAGGGGGTACCACGCTTTTCATCTTTACCCCTACCACAAGCCTTACCGGTGCGGACGTCTTTCCAGTCCTCTTTAAACCAGCGTTTCAGTGCCGCACCCTTTTCGGTCTTTCTAACCGCCACGAGCTTTCTTCTTCCTACACTTGGCTATCGCGCCACTTGCATAGGCACTGGGAAAGACTTTGTACTGACTCTTTACCTTACGATAGCAGTCGTCCTTCACAGTGCCGCCTTTTTTGTAGTAGCGTCTCATTACATCATTTTACAAGGGCGAACACCCTTCTTAGCACAACCAGCACCGCGTACTTTACCGCCTTTTTTGTACGTAGCCATACCACCACCCATCATCTTCTTGGGCTTTTTTGGAGCCATTTTCTTTTTCATATCTTCTTCTTTTACGACTTTTTGGCGTTTTTCACGGTCTTCGCTCGACAGAGTAGACTGATATTCAGACTCGCCTTCCATCATCATACGGTCAATGTCTTCTTGTGATATAGGTGATTGCTTTGCCGCCATGCCACCTTCTTGGTACTTCTTCATTTTCTTGTCAGCTTTCATAAACTCTTCTCCTACTGATTGTGGTATCCCAGTCTTTTTAGCGAACTTGGGATTGTTTGCTACCGCTGTCATCATTTTGTGCTGTGCTCTGCTTATACTAGGCACTACCATTTCACCTTATCAGCCCAGTACGCCGCAGACATTTTACCTTTCTTAATGTTTCTACCGTGACGGGCTTTAAACGACTTGCGTTTTGCCTTCATCTTGGCAGATTCACCAGACTTGGGTTTACCTGCAGTGCTAGCGCCTTGCTCACCAAAACGTATTACCTTCTCTTTCCCGCCCTCACACGCTTTTACTACGTGGGATTTCTTAGGATGAGAAGGTGTACGCTTGGGCTTATTGCAAGCCATCTTAGACTTTTCTACTCGCCCACCTTTTGCGTAATAGGTACGCATGGTGATTACCCGTAGAACACGGTCACAGACGCTACGTTAGTCAAGTCCAAATACACATCGGTTTCAAATAACACGCCTTGTGCAGGGATAACGACTTCGTAAGCATCGGCTACCGCAGGAGTAGCAAGGTTGATTTTAGTTGTGCCAGAAGCACCGCCATCTTTAAGTACAATGCTGCCGCCTGTAGCCGTAGCAAGATACGATATAGATTTAACGCGAGTTCGAGCACCGTATATAGTACCGTCAGCAGTTAGTGTTGCGCTACTGACATCGGTTTCCATCGCCATGTTTTACTCCTTACTGTCAGACTTTTTAGTCTTCTTAGCAGCGGGTTTAGCTTTTGGTTTCTCTACGCCGATACCACGCTCAGCAAGTTCTTCCTTGTTGGGCGCTTCCATTTTAATAAGAGCCATATTTATCTCCTATTAAGACGCAGATATAGTGCCGCCAGTGTCAGAACGCTTCCAGTTTGTTCCATCAGAAAACGCCAAGATAACCGATCCAGCTGCGCCATCAGACACATAGACAACAGTACCAGCGCCCGCTGTAGCAGCGGAAGGAGCCGTAGCAACTGTATAAGTAGGGACTTTTACCGCACCAACCACATCACCAGTGACATCACCAGTAAAACCATTAGTAGATACGACTGGACCTGAAAAAGTTGTTGTAGCCATTAGATATTCCTCACATGCGAGTTTGGTGTATCTGTCTGCATGCCGTCAGCTAGGTCTGTCAGATACACGTTAATTGTTTCCTAGTACTGTCTTTGTACCACGAGACATAAAATCAGTCAAACAAAAAAAGGGGCCGAAGCCCCTTCTAGTACTGACTCTGCTAGATTATGCTCCAGCTGAGCCAAAGATACCCAATGGATCAGAAACACCGAATGAGTAACGCTCACGAGCTTTGTATCGGCTGTTGCCTGTGTCAAAGTCAGCGTCCATTGATGTCTGCATGGGTGTACGCACAAAGTGCTTAAGACCGTTAGGAACGTCAGTTAACAAGAACCAAGCGTTAGTGTCGGTCAGGTAGTGGTTAACCGCGTAGCCTTCAGGGATTGATCCGTTGTTGCGAAGCGCGTTCAGATCGTTGTCGGCAGTTGCCACACGTCCTTCAGTTTCGAGCAAGCGGGTTGCAACGAATTGTAATGAAGGGGGTAAGATCAGTTTACGAGGCTTAGCAGCGATCAACAAACCGCGCTCATCGGTCCAGCCAGCAATCTGAATAACAGCCGCTTCCAAAGAAGTTTCGTTAAGGTCAGCAGCAACAGCTGGAGCGTTTGAGTTAGTTCCACCAGAGACAAGTGGGTGGTCGGTAGCACATAGAGTTTTACCGTCACCGTAAGTTACGCCAGAGCCAGAGAACGCATTGTTCAAGACAGACGCAGCTTTAACCTGCTTGGTGTACGCCATAGCGCGAGCCAATGCTTTGGTATAACGAGATGACAAAGAGTCATACAAGTTATCTTCAATCGCTTCTTCAGTGATTGAAAAGCCCATCGCAATAGTTTCGTGCGTGTAGCGAGCGGTCCATGCTTCTTGTGCATTGTCGTATTCGATGGCAGAGCCTTCGTTTTTAACAGGTGCAGCAGAGAAGCCTGAAAGCTTGGTTTCTTCTTCAAAAGAACGGTCAGAAGTTTCAGTTTCGAAAATTTCTGAGTGCTCTTCACCATATTTTGCGTACTCCATACCGAACAAAGCGTTCAGTCCGGGCAGGAGTTCTTTCAGTAGCTGGGCGCGTGAAATTGCCATGTTACATCACTCCTTATACGCCAGTGGTATTGTTGTACTGGTGACCGGCATTCCACTTAACGTAGGCTTCCGTATATCCACCAGAGGTGTTTTTAGTTTCCTCAACCAAACCGACAATTCGGAAAGGAAGAGTGTTAGTTGTAGCTGAAGTATCTGAGATCGCACCACGAGAATTACCCGAAGTAGAATCGCCAGTATTGTCTACACCTGCAACGTTTGCACCGATGTCAGTCAAAGCAAGGTCACCGATAGTTGTGCCTGAAGACACTACGGCTGCTTTGAACAATACATCAGTAGCGTCTACGACGTACGCTTCGATATCGCTAGCGACAGTGCTTGCAGGGTAGTACTGGCTGAAAAGCTTATAGCCCAAAACGGGGTCAGTATAAGAACAGCCCATAAATACACCTACAGGTGTCATAGCAGCATCGAACGTGTCGCGCTCTACAGTTCCACCGGTAACCAACTTAACAGCGTCTCCGTTGAAGATTGAAGTAGCGTAACCACTGGCAATCTTAAAGGTACGAGTTACACCCGCAAAAGGTGTACCGCTAAGTAGTTTGACCGGAACAAGTCCATAAGGACCACTAACAGCTGGATAAGCCATAATTAGCTCCTATTAAGTTCCTTTTCCAAACGTCACCTTTGTTTTTCTCTCGTTGAACAAAGGCATACGCGGATCATTTTCTCTCATTAAATTGTTATCGACTGACTGCATTTGGGCCTTAGCCTGTTGGTTATAGTAGTCATTACGTTCATCTACCATCTCAATAGGCGCTTTACACAGCATTAACCCGCCGATAACTACGTTGTCTTTGAATCGCTCGTTTTCTACGGAGACCATCGTGATCTCAGGGTGATCGCTTGCTTTCACAGGCTCCCATCCTTCACGAATTTTTGAGGAAACGTTAGTAGCATCGACTTGACCTTGCGTACTCACCCGCACCCAATGGAATTTGTATCCGTCTTCGGGCTCAGGGCTTGGTAGAAGTTCGGGACGTTGCCATGAACGCTTACGCGTGGTTTGTTCCCTAGTTTCTAAGTCTCGCTTGATTCTATTCTCAGCCATTATCCATTCCTCATTAAGTCAGCAACCTGTTTGGCGTATTCTTCAAGTGGTACTCCAAGCCTTTTAGCAATAGCAACTTGTGTTTGATTTAGTTTCACCTTTTTAGGTGCCGTGCTCCGCGTAGCGGGTGCAACCACATTTTGCTTCCTTTTCGGCTTGTCAACCTCCTGTGTTTGTGCGTCCTCGAAGTTTTCGGGAAACACCTGTCGCATACGAGCGTTTATGCTCTTGTAGTACTCATCACTTTGTGGATCGACTCCATTACTAACTAGTTTTTTATGCAGCCCCAGAGCAAAACTAGTCATTTCGTCGTCCGAACCAAACCACGGGTTGGCGTCAGCCCATTGTACCGCTTTTTCGTCTGGCTTAATTGGTTCTGGGGCGGTAGTGTCCTGTACCTGCGTTTGTACCTCATTCTGTTCCTCTTGTAAAGCAGGAACTTTGAAGTTTTCTACGCGCTCGCTACGTAACTTAGCAGTTGTTAACTGATCCTGTGCTTCTAAGAGCGCATCTGCGTTACCAGACTCGTACGCATCTTTGTATGCACGCTTAGCTTGCTCAAGCTCAGTAGCGACTTGTTTCTTAGCTTGCTCTAGTAGGACGGTTTGGTTTTTACTTACCGTACCCTTTAACTTGTTATTCTCATCAACAAGTTTTTTAGCCAGCCTTTCAAGCTCTTCACGCTCCCGCATCGCTTTTTCTTTCTCGCGGCGTTCATCGTGATAGCCTTTACTAAAATGCTGAATGCGCTTCCGTACCTTCTCAGAGTATTCTTCTAACTCATCCTCTGTGATATCAGGAGGCGGTTCAGACGGTTTACGACCTCGGTCTTCGGGGGGAGTGTCATCGACTATTTCAATATCGAAGTCGCCAGTATCTTCCACTGCTTGTTTGCTAGGCTTGACCATATACTCCGCAGAAGATTTTTCAACCTCTAACTTTTCTTCTTTCTCGTCGTCGGGAAAGCTAAACTCTACTTTTTCAAAGGGCATTATTTATTCCTCATACTCGCTGCACACCACGGGGGTCTGCGACAATGGCCTCGATGGAATCGTCATTCATCAAACGATATTCGACACCGCCTACTTTAAATCGCGTGCCAGTATTAGCACGAAACATTACGTAATCACCTACCTTGCACCAAGGTCCAGTCGAGAACCGATCTACGTCAGAATAGGCTTGCTCGCCCATATCCAACACTAGACCAATAATCGACAGTACAGACTCGTGGTTCTTGGTTATAGCCGCTTTAAGTAACCCGCTTTCGAAAGTCTCTTCGACTTCGGGCATAGCAATAAGCACTCTATAACCCACCGGTTTAGGTAGTTGCGCTTCTAGCTCCTCATCATTTACTTCTATTTTTTCAGCTGCGTCAGTCATCGTCACCATCCATATAATTACGCGAGAGGTCTTCTATGATTGCATGTGCTGAGCGTAGACCCCGAAGTAGCCCGCACACTTCCTTATACTCCGCATAGTCCTTGGGACCAGCATTGGATAAGAAATTCTCTGCGGAGGAACATTGCTCCTCGATTTTATCTTTAAGCACGTCAAAGACGGTTTTAGCCATTTGTTACTCCTTTTTAGGGGTGTTTTTGTTGTTCTGCATAACCTTCAGTAGGTCAACGCCGATCTTGTCTTTGTTCTGTTGTTCTAGAGTGCGTAGTTTCACACCTTCTGCTCTAGCCTGTAGCGCAATTTCAGCTTGGTCGATCTTCAAGCGCTCCGCTTCAACCATAGCGTCGAGTAAGTCTTTCTTCACTTTACGCTCGGCTTCAGTCTGTTTCGCTTGTATATCTGCCATGTCTTTCTGCGACTTACGCTGCACTTCGGCTTGCTTGAGTGCCAACTCCTGCTGTTTGAGCTGGAACATCGGGTCTTGAGCTTGCTGCTGTGCGGCGGCTTGCGCTGCTTGCTGTTGCTTGGCTTGAGTGAGCTGTTGTCCAGCATCTGCCACCAAACGAGACAACTGTACTTCGATCTCTTCTGGCATCTCTTGGTTCGGCGCAGGTAGCTGCACACCCAACTTCTCTTCGATCTGCTGACGGTACTGGAATCCTAAGTGCTCTGCGATGTGCGCCTGTAGCGACATCATAATCTGCTGAGCCTGTGGGTTCTGACCTATCATCTGAGCGACCTGTGGGTCTTGCATAAACGCCATGTGTGAACCAATGTGCGCTTGGTGATCTTGGTAGATAAACGCCTTCATGGGCTTGCCAACCAACGCCGCCATGTTCTCGCTGACAGGATCTGTAGGTGTCATATCCGCTTCGAGTGGGATGAGTTTGTCCGCGTTCTTGATACCAAGAACCTCAATCATCTGCCTGTGCAGCTGTGGCAGGTCGTATATCTGAGGAGCAGTTTGTGCCATCTGTAGGGCAGCTTGATACTGCACCACACGCTGTGCCATCGTAGAACTATTCGGATCGCTGACAGGAATCACGTCAACCATCGCGTAGTCATCTATCTTGGCTGTAACGTCTCCACGAGACGGGCTGTAAGTGTACTCCGCTGGGGCATACTCAGCCATGATTGATTTGAGGAGCTTGAACTCCTGCTTCATCGCATAGTGTACGCGGGCTTGTACCGCCGCCATCGGCTTCAATGTTCGTTCCAACAGAGCCAGAGTGGTTCCTACAGGAGCGTTTGCCGACATGTCAGAGACGTTTAAGTCACTGATTGCCCCTAACCTGCGACCTTCGTTTGTAATGCGGTCTAACAACGCAAGTAAGGTCTGGCTAGGCTCCTTGTATGGTAGGGGCATGATGTTGTCGCGTATGCTACCTGACGGCACATCGACATCTCTCCATTCCCCCGGCGGTATAGGTGAGTCATCTCCTTTTATCCGCAGACCACGAGTCTTCAAGCCGCCCGGCAAGTTAGACAGTGTACCTGCATCGACAAGTTGTCGGATCAGAGATGTCCCAGCCCGAGCGTACCCACCAATAATGTGGATCAACCCAAGCCCATAAAACCCAAATCCCGGCACGTAGACGTAATGAACGAAGTGCTGACGCTTCAACATCAACATGTCATCCTCGTTCCAGTTTCGGCGTATAGCCAAAATCTCGTTACTGCCGCGATCAATCGTAACTACGTAAGGTTTTGCAATGTCGTCCTCATCATCAATATCGTCTAGCACGAGGTCGGCATGTATTTCGTAAATAGCGTAACGGTCGTCATCCGTTAAGTTGAATCCACCCTCTTCGGCCTTTTTCTGCTCAATATCCGTGTGGAATGACTGAGGTTCGCCTAGCTCTACATCCCTGTAAAACCCAGCCGCTTGAAGCTTTTTAAGCTCGTTTTTGGTCTTACGCATGATGTGCGTAACGCGCTCAGCAGACTCAATATGGGACGCACCGTAGGGTACAATCACGTCTTCTGCTGGGATATAAATGGCGGTTTGACGCCCCAAATTGGGGTCGTAGTACACTTTCTTAAACGCCGATCCAGCCAAACCTAAGCTGTACAGCATCCGCTCGTGCTCGGGTCGGTACTCCACCATCCGCTCAGTCAGCTCGTAGTTCATATCCGCACGGACACGCTCTGCGGCTTCCATTTTCTCAGGAGTTTCTTCGCCCAATATCTTAGTGCGGACAGGACCAGCCGCTGGGAAAGTCTCACTCATTGTTTCAGCTTGGAAACGAATAGCTGCTTCAGCTAGAACTGTAGAAAACACCCCACAGGCACCGTCCCAAGGGTCTGTACGCTCTTCGTACCTAAACCCAAGCACATCTAAACCAGCCACGAAGGTATCTGCCCAGTCTTTTCGGGCGTCCACGTCGGAATCAACTAACCCAACTAAGTCATTAGCCAGCATATTCAGGGCGTTTTCTTCCATAAACTCGGCGAGGTTAGCGCCAAATTCAGTCGGTTCGTCCAGTCCTTCGCTCGGTATGAGCGTAATCTCCACCGATCCGTCGTCTAGCATCACCATTTCGGGGTCTACAACTTCGATCTCAAGACCTACTTCGGTCTCTTCCCCTTCCAGCATATCTTCATCCATACCCTCTGGAGCAGCGTATAATCCTTTTTCAATAGCCATTTCGTATCCTCATCAGTAATACCCGCCTGAGCGCCGCTTAAAGTACTGTTGTTCTTCGGGCTCATCCGTTGGCAAGCGTATAAATCCACCCTGTCTAAACCGCATTAACGCCATCACCGTTGAGTCCACCAAGTCGTCGTGACTACCAAAAGGAAATGCCGCGATCTCTTCTACCACTTCTTCAGCCCAACGTGTTTGTGGTACCCACACTAACCCAGAAGCCACAATGTCTGCAACTGAGTTTAGTCGTGCTAGTTTATCACCAGATCCTCTGTGTGGGGTGTATTCTTGCACTGGTAGTCCCATTCTTCGCATTTCTTGGTATAGCGCGGTACCCGCTGACTTCTTTTCCACAATAAATGAGTCTGGTTCCCACTCTTCGTAACTCTCCATAGCCACCTTCTTAAGCTCTGGAAACTCGAATCTATCCTTAATGCTGTTTAGCAAGATTATGTTGTAAGCGCTTGTTTCTTCGTTAAAAAAGACTCCCCACGTTGTGATCGCAGTGTAGTCCGCACGGTTGTGTTTTTCTGCAGCGGCGTCCAGAGACATGATTATATACTCGCATGAAGGTGGGCTATCCCCTCCCCACGACTGCCACCATTCCCTCTTTACTAATGCAGCTTCTTCAGCTGTAGGCTTTTGCTGGTACTGGGCGTTCCACTGGAACACGGGCATTGACGCCTTGGTTCTGATTAGTGCTTCTAGATCAAAGAACTCAGGCCATAGGGGTTTCTGTATCGCCTCTCCTGTACCCTTATCATTCACATCTAATATGGCAGGGAACTCTACGACCTCATATTGGTCCGCTTTATCGTTCTTAGCCATGTCGCGGGTAACCCGCCCTGTCAAGTCATCTAAGTGCCAGCGTGTCTGAATAATGGCAACTCGTCCTCCGGGCATGAGACGTGTACGTGCACCGAATGTGAACCACTCATACGCTTTCTCAAACACCTCGAAGTTCCCGTTAATAACGTCCTGTTCTGAATGAGGGTCATCGACAAGTAACAAGTCAGCGCCACGACCGGCGATAGACGACCCAATACCGCAAGCGTAATACTCGCCACCAGCATTAGTATTCCAACGACCTGCAGACTTAGAATCAGAAGCGAGATTAACATGTGGGAACACCTCCCTATACTCATCAGTAGCGATCAGGTTACGCACCTTCCGACCAAAATCCACCGCTAGGTCTGTGGTGTGGGAGACCATCATAACCTTCTTGTTCGGATTGCGTCCCAAAAACCATGCAGGAAACATAATAGAGACAAGCTGAGATTTGCCGTGTCGAGGGGGTATATTGACGCATATCCTGTCCTTATCTCCTCTCTCAATCGCCATCAGCATGTTCGCCAAGATTCTGTGGTGTTTACCGACCTTGTAATCTGGCTGCATGTGTTTGCAAAACTCAATTA